TCCTCGAAAACGTCACGCTACCCGAAGCGCAGCAAATTATTGACGATTCGCGCGCGATCAACGGGCTGGGAAGTTTTTTTCCAAACGGGGCCGCGAAGAAGGAAGTGATGACGGAGCGGCCTCTGCAGGAAACCCCGTCAAGCCCAGCGCAGCCGACCCCCTCGGCTTAGGGTGGCTATATCACGTTTTTTGCATGGCGTATAAGTGGACGATTGAAGAAGTCGATAGGGTTGAAATGCCGATGATTCATGTCATGCTGGAACAAATGGGGCAGCTACCGCCGCACGCTTCTATGTTAGCGGCGCATCTGATACGGCTGACGCTGCAATTCGTATTGCCAAGGCAGTTAATGACAGCACAACAAGCAATCGTCTTGTGATTTTCACAATCAATAATGACAATCAAGGGTCAGGCCAGATTAACGCAAACGGCTCAAGCCAAGCAGCCTTTGGTACGTTTTCAGATTCGCGCTTAAAAGAAAACATTGTTGATTTGCCACCACAACTTGAAAATATTATGGCATTGCGCCCTGTTGAGTATGATTACATTGAATCAGAAGGCGGTGGTCATCAACTTGGTTTTATTGCTCAAGAAGTACAGGAAATCTATCCTGATTTGATTGGTAAACGTGAAGACGGTATGCTGACATTGACAGACATGAACAAAAACGATGCTCGTCTAATCAAAGCAATTCAGGAGCAACAAGCCATCATTAACGCACAGCAAGCTGCGCTTACAACACTCACAGCCCGTATTGAAACACTGGAAGCCAAATAATGACTATTCACTTCAAAATTGCTCAACTTGAGCGTCAAGCATCTGATGGTTTTGTAACCACAGTTCATTGGACTGCTTCTAAGACCGACGGTGCAAACACTGTTAGCTCTTATGGCACAGTTAGTTTCAATAAAGAAGATAGTGGAGATCTTATTCCATTTGCTGACTTAGAGGAATCGATTGTCATTTTTTGGGTAAAAAATAAGCTGGACGTTGAAGCTCTAGAAGCAGCCTTTGATGCTCAACTTGTTGAATTGGCTACTCCTACGTCTAAAACTGGTTTGCCTTGGTAAGGTAAAGCAACATGGAAGAAGTTTCTCATAAAGAAATATACGAAAGACTATTGACAGTTGAGCAAAAAGTTGATAGTATTGATGTAAATACACAAGGCATGGTAAAGGCTTTTCACGCTGCTGAAGGAGCCTTTGCTGTCCTTGAATGGGTCGCTAAAGCTGTGAAACCTATCCTGGTTATCGGAGCTTTCTTTGGAGCTATTTACGTAGCTGCTTCTAACAAACTAGGAACACATTAATCATGGCAACTAAACCAAAGACAAAAGTAGGCAAGCAAGCTAAAGTAGGTAAAGTTATGGGTGAGTACAAAGAAGGTACTCTTCATAGCGGTAAAGGTGGCCCTGTAGTTACTAATCGTAAACAAGCTATCGCTATTTCTATGTCTGAAGCAGGCATGGCTAAGAACAAAGCCAAGAAGAACAAGTAATGGCTCGTCCTGTCACAGTAGGCTTAAACCTCACTGCAAACACTTTGACTACCGTCTATACAGTTCCTACTGGCTACTACGCTAAGTGGAACTTGATGTATATGTTTAATAGCTCAGGTAACACAAAGAACTGTACTTGTTATTACCACGATGTTAGTGCAGCCTCGGATATTTACATTATGAATGAGCTCGCTATCATTTCTAAAAATTACGAGAAAATTGATGGCGGGTCGTATATGGTTCTAGAAGAAGGCGATACGGTAAAGACAATAACTGAAGCAGGAAGTTCTTTTAATATTATCTGCACCTTTGAGCTATTTAAAAAAGAAGGTATTTAATACAATATGGCTACTTACTTAGAAGTTGTTAATAACGTAATGAAGAGGCTTCGTGAGCCTACAGTTACGTCTGTTAACGACAACAAATATTCATCTCTTATCGCTGTACTGGTTAATGATAGCAAACGTGAGATTGAAGATGCTCACGATTGGAACGCTTTGTCTACTACCTTGTCAGCTACAACTACAGCTGATGTATTTAACTATGTCTTGGTAGGCTCAGGTACTCGTTTCCGTGTTATTGATGTCTTCAACGATACCGATGACTTCCAGCTTCGTTATGCTCCTACGCATTGGATGAACCGTCAGTTCACTACTACCAATACTCAAAAAGCTTCCCCTACTTACTACAACTTTAACGGTGTAGACAGTAATGGCGATACACAAGTAGACATCTACCCTATCCCAGATCAGGCTTACAACCTACGTTTCAACCTTACAGTCCCACAAGAAGACTTGGTTGCAGATAATGATCGTGTGATGGTTCCTGACCATCTAGTTGCTATGTTGACATACGCTAAAGCCATTGCTGAACGTGGTGAAGACAGTGGTAACTTGTCCTCAGAAGCTTACGCTTTGTTTAAGAATGCTCTCGCTAATGCTGTTGCTATCGAACGTAACCATTACGAAGAAGAGATGAGTTGGGTGGCTCCATAATGGCTGAACAGCTGTTAACCTCTTCTATTGCAGCTCCGGGCTTTATGGGTTTGAATACTCAGGATAGCTCTGTAGCTCTTGAGAACGGATACGCCACTGTTGCCTCTAACTGTGTTATTGACAAGTTTGGTCGTATTGGTGCTCGTAAAGGATGGCTACCTAAGCACTCCACTAACTCTGACTTGTCTACAGCTAACGTCAAAGCTATCGGTGAATTGATCGGTAATGACGGTACATCCTACATCATTGCAGCAGGTAATAACTATATCTTTAAACTGTCAGGTTCTACGCTCACTAAGCTTACCTACGGTGGTGGGGGTTCAGCTCCTACGATCACAGGAGATCATTGGCAGCTAGCTCCTTTGAATGGTGTGTTGTACTTGTATCAAGAAGGACATGATCCTCTTGTGTTTGATCCTGCTGTGTCTACAACGACATTTAAGCGTGTATCTGAGAAGACAGGATACCTAGGCACTGTTCAACAAGCTAACTGTGTTATCAGCGCTTATGGTCGTACATGGTCAGCTAATACAGCTTCAGATAAGAACACTATTCAGTTTAGTGACTTGCTTGCAGGCCATGTATTGAATACAGGTACTTCAGGTACTTTGAATGTCTCTCAGATCTGGCCTTATGGCGCTGATGAGATTACTGCCTTGGCTGCTCATAATCACCAGTTGATTATCTTTGGTCGTCGTCAGATCTTAGTGTATCGTGGCGCTGAAGATCCTTCAACTATGTCTCTCTACGACACAATTAGCGGTATTGGCTGTTGTGCTCGTGACTCAGTTGCAAGTACTGGCACTGATGTCTACTTCTTGTCTGATAACGGTGTACGCTCACTTGCTCGTACTATTCAAGAGAAGTCGGCTCCTATGCGAGACATTAGCGCTAACGTGCGTGATGATCTTGTCTATGATTTGAGCTTGGAGACATTGAAAGAAATCAAGTCTTGTTACTCAGACAAAAATGCCTTCTATCTCCTGAGCTTCCCTTCCTCTAACACTACGTATTGTTTCGATACCCGTACCGTGCTCCAAAACGGTGCTCAACGAGCTACTACTTGGTCTATTACTCCTAGAGCTATGTTCTCCAACCGTGCCAAGGAAGTCCTTATGGGCTTTGCTGGCTATATTGGGTACTACACTGGTAACTTAGACAACACAGCTAACTATCGTTTCAAGTACTACACTAACTACTTTGACTTAGGTTCACCTAATCAGATTAAGGTACTGAAGAAGGTAGGCTTTACTATCATCGGTGGTAACACTGCTAATGTAGTAGTTAAGTATGGTTTTGATTACTCAAGCAGCTATAATAGTGAAACTATCACATTAGGTACTTCAACACCTGCTGAGTACGGTATCGCTGAATACGGTGAAGCTGAATACACAGCTGGTGTCATCTTTGATAATCAGAAGATTCACGCTGGTGGCTCAGGTAATGTGCTCCAGTTAGGCTTAGAGGCTGTTATCAGCTCCTTTGAGCTATCAGTTCAAAAGCTAGATGTCTACTGCAAAGCAGGACGTATCAATTAAAGAATAAGGGGAATATTTTGAGTAACTATACCAAAGCAACGGACTTTGCTGCAAAGGATTCATTATCCACAGGTAATCCAGCTAAGCTAGTCAAGGGTACTGAATTGGGTACTGAGTTTGACGCTATTGAATCAGCTGTTAACTCCAAGGCTGACGCAGCTGCTCCTGCTCTGACAGGTAATGCAACAGCTGTTAACTTGACTGTCTCAGGGACATTTACTGCTACCGTCGATGGCG